AAGGTTACCAGAGATTGTAGCATTACCAGTGACTGTAAGATTACCACCAACACTTAAATCGTTTGTGGTTGTAACATTTCCTGTCAGTGTTGAAGTGCCTGTTACAGCCAGTGTAGAGCTTAGTGTGGTTGCTCCAGTAACACCAAGGGTACTAGATAGGGTTGTAGCGCCTGTCACTCCTAAAGTGCTAGAAAGCGTTGTAGCGCCTGTTACGCCAAGAGTTGTACCAATTGTTGCGGCTTCGTCAATCGTAAGAGTATCAATGGTTGCCGTACCATCAATATAAAGATCTTTAAACTCTAGTGAGCTACTTCCAAGATCAATATCGCTATCTGTTACAGGAACAATAGCGCCGTCTTGAATACGAATTTGTTCTACTGCGGCACTAGAGACTTCTACATAAAAGCCCCAACGATTGTTTGTACTATCGACTACAATTTTATTATTAAAATCTAAGTCACCAATCGTATGAATATTGCCGCCTTCTCCTGCTGTGCCATCATGTCTGTGGCCCGTAGAAGCGGCAGAAGTATTTGAATACGCAAAGGCGTTTAAAAGCTGATTGTACTCGTCGTTAAATAACGCGGCAGTAATTGTATCGCCATCTGCAAATGTACTTTGTCGTGTATAACTTTGGGCCATTATTATCTCCTACCTGATGGCATATAATCTATATAGAAACCATTAATTGCATACGGACTTCTAGTATCGTCTGACCTAATTCTAAAGCTTACGGTATGTCCACTACCCTCTACTGTTTGTCTAAACATAGGATCAGCACTAGCTCCAAAAGTTGCTGTGCCAAAAAGAGAGCTTCCAAAAATTGCAGGAAGTGGGATATCAGAAAGCGTATAATCTGAAGGTTGTGGTATATCTACGTCTTGATAGTCATACCGCAACCTTAAAACTGGTTGTAAATTACCTTCAGGCGAAAAAGAAGTTCGCACGTACTTTAAAGTTTTTCGTGTGCCTATATCACCGCAATCAATGTCTGGAGTTTGGTAGGTTGCAAAAATATTAGCTTCACTACCATTATTTAAAAAAGAATCACCTGTGTCGTGATTATAAATGTAACCGTCCTTGTCTCCATGAAAAGAAACTTCTACGCCATTGTTGTTAAAGCCTGATGCAAAACCTAAAGCCTGAATACCTTTTGTTTCAGACCATTCAAAGCCTTGACCTGTGAAGGTGCCAATAATTCCTTTGGCTTGACTAGGATCTTGAGCAATCGTAGAATAAAAAAGCCTGTATTGTGATTTAGATCTTAGTACATCACTTGTAATAATAAAAGAGCTTGTAGATGTAGTCAGAGCAGTTACGATCTCTTGGATCTGTCTTGAAATAGAGCTTAACTCTACGTCACCAATTCTTGCTGTACCCGCAACAGTACGAATACCATCAGGGGCTAAGAATACTAGATCACCTCCAAATTCTTGAATACTATATCCGTCTAGACAGCCTACGTTTTCTGTGATAGGGTCTATACGAACATTTGAAGAATCATTAATGTTTATAAGTTTGTGAATGCTGTTTTGAGTGAACACAATTAAGTTTTCGCGGAAGCCTTTAATACCTTGTACTTGATCTGAAATTGCTACTGCGCCTGCACCAGAGCCACTAAAGTCTGTAGCATCATTATAAACGCTATAATAAACAGTATTTAAATTATTAGCTACACCAGACGCGATAAGGTGGTGGTCATGCACTGTAATGTATTTAACGGCGTTTGTACCGCTAACAGTTATTTCTTCTGCAAAGAATGTACGAGTGTTTAAAAGACCTGTACCTTCTATGCGAAACATATATAATTTATTTGCACCGTCTGCAATTACAAGCTGACCATAATTAAATGCCGCACCTTCAATCAATGCAAACTGACATTGGCCTTGGTCTGTGCGCGTTAAAGTTGATCGACCTGTAAAAGTTGTATAGTTGTCGCCATTACCGTGTACAGAACTACGGTTTATTTGGAGCCATGAAGCACCATCATTACTAAAAAACATATCTGTGCCAGAACACACAACAACCCCATCAGCGTAAGGCTGAATACCCAAAACAGCATTAGAACCATTTGGACGAGCCGCTGAAGTACCACCATAGGCTGTAAATCCATTTATGCGTCTGTAGCCTCCGTCTGGGTCTACCTCAAAGTTTTCTAGTACCTTTGCAAATCCGGGGTTACCTAAAATCTCAATAGAGTTTAAGTTTGTATTTAAACCGCCTTTGCATGAAAAACCAAAAGCCTGAGACATTAGACAAGCCTCATGCGATCATCTTTGATGTACTTAGGTGCTGGAAACATCAGAGCATTTTTCATAAGTCGTAAGCCTCTACGATATTCTTCTAAAGCTAATGCGGCTGGCTGAATGTTTTCTTTGAACTGATGCACGTAGTATCTAGCTCTAGAAAGCAACACAGTTTTGTATACATCTGGAAAAACAATTGCATCACTGTGGGCTGATAGTTCTGTAGCCTGATTGAACGCAAAGAAATGAATGCGATATACCTTGTCAGGTATTGGACTCAATCCAAAGTTACGCCCATCGCTACTGCGGAATACTCTTTTTGGCTCTCCACCATTAGCGTTCTCAGCATCATCAGCATTTTCTTCTGCACGATGATAATCTTTCCATTGTTCTAGAGTAATAAACCTTAAATTTTTACTAACGTAGGGGGCTGTTTCGCCTGATACACCCACCGTAGTTAAATAAAAGTCATCCCAATCTACATAGCCATAGTCATCTACCAAAGATGAACTTGAAGCCTTAAGTTCATACCAGCGTTGATTAGCAACAGTCTCTACAGTCACATTACCGTACAGCGGATCTGTTGAGCCACTTTCACCTACAGAAAGAAAAGGCCACTGAGGTTCTTCAAGAACAATGTCAAGATATGCACGATTCACACAGTCCTTTACGTGTGCCTGTATTCCAATAGCAGAAGAAAAATTACTTGAAGTTAGGACAACCTCGTTCATTTCTCTGAGCAGTTCGTTAGTAAGCTGTAGGTATGTAGTCGCCATTATTTTTTATGAACCTTTTGTATTTCAAAGTTGGCTTTTTTAGAAGCGCCTTTGTGTGGCTTGTACCCACCCGATGGATCTTTCATCAGCTTGTAGGTCTTGCCACTTTTCATCCAGTGGTAGCCTTTAGGTGCCGCGACTTGCATCAGGATTCTCCTGCTCATTACGAGCTTTAGGATACTTCACTTCCGCTTGCTTTTGATACGGAAACTGATTCTCTGTCATTTCAGCACACATACGCTCTTTTTCTTGGATAGACTTATATTCGCGTTTTTCAACTTGAGTAGTCATTAGTTTGCAGTTCCTTTTGGCATAGCATCTGCTACAGTGCTTCCATACATAGGCTGAACGCTACCGCCTTCTGCGTACATTTGACCACCCATAGCACGACCACCACGACCACGCCGGTTAGCTGGACGCTTTTTTTTCTTTTTTGCCGTTGCTTCATTTTGCATCATCGCACCATATAAGCTCATTTTGTACTCTCCTTTTTTCTAAAAATACGATCATAGTTATCTTCGTACTTTTTACGGTTTTCATGCTTAAGGTACTGACCGCTTACCTTAGTTGTTCTTTTAGGACTCATTCTAATTGGCTGTTGTTCACTTCCAATCTGTGGCATTACTTATCTCCAGAAAAGAAAAGGGGGAGTATTTCATCCCCCTATCAGTTTTAGTCGATGCCGTAGAAGGCAGAGACGAGAGCTTCGCCACGCAGAACCTTAGCACCATAAACGTGCAGGCCGCGAACGATATCACCAAAGCTAGACGGATCACGAATCACTTCTGTATTCACAATAGTTTGTGCAGTACAGGTGGATGAGATGTGTCCAGCAATACACTTACCAGCCGCGTTAGTAGTCGCCGCAATGTTGTTGGTCTTGTACATATCAAAACCACGCAACTTACCAGAGCTTACCAAACCGTTACGGATGGAGCCTTGGCCTGCATTGAAGTCAACGCTCAAGAGCTTAGAGTTACTTTGTACAAGTTGCTCATAGAACTCAGGATTAGCAAGGAACCAACGACCCTCTTCAGGTACGTTCTGCTCATCAAGCAAACGCGCCATGTGTGAAAGAACGTCGATAGGATCATGCTCACCAGAAGCGTAGCCAATGTCAAGGTTACCAGTACCGTCAAAAGTACCAGCCGCCAAGTCAGTAGCATTATCAGAACCAAGAATGTGGTTCGGAGAAGATGCAGGAACGCCAGCAAACATAGAAGCGATTACACCTGAATCAAACGCATCACGCAGTGCGTAAGCGGCTGAAGAAGATGCAACTTCCTTAAAGTTGACATGAGACATAGAAGTTTCGATATCGTCAACGATGAACTTGAATGCGTTCGCCGTATCGACAACGAGGTTGACTTCCTGATCGGTCAACTTAGTTTGGGTTACGTCCTGACCACGCTCGTACTGATAAACGGTGATTACCGGCTCTTTGATGATACGTACTGTATCGCCGTAAGCAGTAATTTCACCAGCATAGTCGGTGTTAGTGATTGCTTCCGCTACTGAAGACTTCCGAAAGAAGTTAAGTACCTTCTTGGAATAGACAGCAGGAAGGAAGTAAGAGTTGGCCTGACCTGATACCGAATTTGCAAAGTTCGCATCGGTATCTGTGGACGGCTCAAAATACTGATCTGAAACATTATTAGCCATGATTAAAATCTCCTAAAAGACAAGTTTATCTTGCTACCCGTCCTTCTTCGATGGCACGATCAATTTCCTCTTCGTAACGATCATACTCATCCATAGACAGGGAAGCAATTTCCCGTTGTGTCCAAATCTTGGCTTCGCGTGGCTCAACTCCGGTAGTCTTTGTTGATACCATATCAGCCGCATTGGACTTTGAAAGTTGTGACGGACGAGAAGATTTCTTAATAGCAATATTATTTTCCATCTTATAAAGATCTATTGCACGACTAGCTAATCCAACATTATCTGGGTTTTTGTAGATCCAACGCTGAATTTCTTCAGGCTGAGTCTTAGCCCATTCGTGAAAGTTGTCATCACCCCTGATATCTTCAAAGTCAGGGTGTCGCTCTCTAAGAGCCATCTCAGCATCACGCTTTGACATTTCTGCCTCACGCATTTCTAATGCTGATAGCTTTTGTTGAAGAGCGGTCATTTGCTCTTCGCTTCTCATATGAGCAACTGATTCAACAGTATCATATAGATCAGGATACTCTGCTTTAAACTTCTCAAGATCTTCAGCACTTTTTGGCGGTTGATACTGCGGTTGAGCAGATCGTGCCATAGCCTCTAGTTCTTGTTCACGTTGTTTAAACTCAGAGATCTTTTGATCGTAATGTTTTTTTAGATCGTCATACCTCTTTTTATAATTGGTACGAGGACGCTTTTCATCTTGAGGGGTTCCGTCTTCGGAAGTAGCCTCTTGTTCCTCAAAAAATAATGAATCTGCACTGCTGGTAGTTTTAGCATCATCTTCATGCCAAGACTTCCTTGCGTTGTACGGATTCGCTTGCTCTTCTTCACTCATGTCACTTCTCCTTTCTGGGGCTTGTTGTCTTTCAAGGTGGCTGTGCTAGTGCGCTTTTAGCACAGGGTCTTGATACTACAAGGTGGCCTCAAGGTTATAAAATGATAAGGGGCTAGAGTTCTAGGTAGCCTTATCGGTTCATTAGGCTGGGCATCCGGTTTGCATATGCCATTTGACGCTCTAATGTTGTTTCGTCGTCTTTTTCCATGCCATAGCGTTCCATACCGTCAGACTCTTCTTCTGGCATTCCACCTTCTGCATAGCCCATAAGACCGCCATCATAAGCACGTTCAGCATCGTCCATCATTGTTTGGAGATTGTCTGCGCCTATTTGGTCAGTCGCTTTTTTGGTGATTACAAACTCACCATCCGATAACCTTGCGGGTATCGAATCTGATATGCCAGTACCGGGGCCTTCAACTTCCCCAGCACCAGCAAATTCTGTTGCATTAAGAATAATTTTATCTAAGATCCCTTCTAGTCTTGGATCTTCATCTAGAACCTTAAATAAATATTCTTGCTCTTCGGGTTCTAATACTTCTTCAGCTACGTAATCTACGTACTCTTCTTCCATCTCATCGTCTGGAAGCATATCTTCAGCCTGTTGCATTTCTTCTTCTGGGCTGATGTTATCGTATGTGTCTACTGGAGGCTCTTCAACAGGCATTTCCATTTCTGGTGGAACCATCATAGAACCTTCAGCAAAAGCCCCACGCCCTTTTAATACGTCTGCATAAGAAATCTTGCCGTCTTTGTTTAGGTCTGGAAAACCTCCATCAGCTTTTGGCTCACGATCTTCTTGGGCTACAGAACGAAACAATGACGGATTAATGTCTGCTTCCACATCTAATTGTTGCTGAATCATTTGTTGTCTTGAAGAAAACTCTTCTTCAGTTTCATTAGGTCTTTGTGGCTTCATTTGTTCAGCTAACAAACTACGAATATATTGTTTTGTTTGTTCTTCAGTTTTTTCAGCCATCGTCTTTGTCCTTTCGTCTTTGAATTACTTGTTCTTTTAATGTAAGAAGGTTAGCCAGAGAACTCGCCTTCCCCTGCCTGCGGAACAGATCCGGTTCCGATGTTTCCATCGCCAGTGCCTGTAACTCCAACATCCGTAGGTTCTGGAGGTGTTCCTTCAGGGGTTCCCACATCTCCGGGTTGTTGATTAAGGGGGTCAGCCTGTTCGCCAGTTGCTTGTCCAACATTATTTTGCATTCCTATAATCTGTGCGGCAATAGCCGCTTCTTCGGGATCGTTGAGGATTTCGTCAGGATCAAGATCCAAACTATACGCCAGTTCGCTAATCAGTTTAGACATTTTAACAAATGGTGCAATAGCTGGATTTTGAGCCGTCTGAAGAAACATCGTCAACCGCTGACTTCTTACTTCTTTTTGCATGAGGCTATTTGTACCCATAGCCTTAATCTCTAGATCACCAGCAGTCTTTAGATCTCCATCAAAGAACTGCATATTCCACTGAAAGTATGCTTTGCCTAAAGGCTTTAGTAAGAAATCATCAAGATTCTTTACGACTGTTTTAATGTTGAGTGAAGCCGCCCCAAGCAACATTGACATACCAGAAGCTGTACGAGTCATGCTCTGTACGCCTGTTTGACCATGTGAATAGCTAGGAATACCTGTTTGTTCGTCTGCAAGCTGTCGGAACTTATCGAACATCATCATGTTTTCTTGAGATGTGTTCGGGAATTTCAAGCCATGAATAGCCTGACCTTGCATACCCGACTGACGCCTAAAGACTTTGCCGGGATAGATTTCCATACTTTGTCCACCGACAAGCATTGTTTCGTCTACGTCAAATACTAACGAGCCACTAAGGGCTAGGTTATCAATTGCCAGCCTTGCATGACCATTCATAATCTGCTGGCTGTCATTCATGTTTTCTGCTACGCCTACGCCAAAAAAGCTGTAGGGGTTTCTTTCGTATGGAAAAGCGTTATAGGGGATGCGGTATGGCGTAAAGGGATTAATAACAGCCCTGAGTACAAGGCCATTACAAATCCAAGCATTAATTTGTACTTCATCAAGAATATCTACTCCTTCTGGAAGTTCAATACCAACTTCTTTGGCATATTCTGCATCCATTAAACCCCAATACTCAAGCACTTCAAAACGACTAGCGCCCATTTCTGACATACGCTGATCGTCTTTAAGTTCGTACTCATAGTCTTCTTCTGTGTAGTTAGGGCCAATCATCATACAATCACGAATAGCATCTTCGTTAAAGTATGGCATTTTTCTTAATGCCCTAATCTGAGAACGATTAAGCTTATGACGATGTACTACATACTCACATTCTTCAATAGATGTAGCATTAGGATCAGGAAAGAAATCCCAAATACTTACAAACTCAATACGCGGTACACGCACAGAAGTAGGCATATACTCACGCCCATCTTCGTTGTCTTCCCAACGATGAAGAGTTTTATTAAAATTAAATGGGCCTTTTACAATACCTGTACCAAAAAGCGTAGACTCAAAGATTGCGTTGCGGAGTTCTGTAGCGCCACC